TTAGCGTTGTTAAAATCACTTTATCAAGAAGGCATGCATATTATTGATTGCTACATACCCTTGATTAAGTACATAATTGTAAAGCACAATATCAACCAGATAAGCGAGCAAAATTGTGAACTAATAGAAGATGCCTTTCTGTCTGAGTTTGGCTTATCCGTTCCGTATTTTGGGATCGTAAAGATCATTAACCGGATAGATAAGAAATTTGTCCGTAAAGTAAAAACGGTTTATTCGATTGATGTAAGAATGCTGTCTCAAGAAAAATCGATAGACCTAAACAAAAATGAAGCGGATAATAGAAAATTCATCGATGACTTTAAATCATTCTCGTCTGAGAGGTTTAACAATGTTCCTACCGATGACGACATTAATTGTGCTTTTTTACAATACCTTACTTTGTACAGTAATGAAATTGTTTATACTCTTCATGCTGGGGGGACACTTCCCACAATAAAGCAGACTACGAAGGCAAAGCAGATTTTGTTCATTCTAGGTGAATATTTGAAGTCTCGTATTGCTGAACCAGGTTTTACAGATTATATGACAGACTTAGCTTTGGGGGTAATTATCTCTGAGAGCTTATTATTAGATGGATACGATCCATATATCTGCAATTACCAAGGGTTAGTAGTCTATCTTGATGTACATTTTTTGTTTTTCTTTGTCGGCGTAGGTGGAGAGTATCTACAAAGAACATATAAAAACTATATTATGGCACTAAAACAGGCCGGAATTATTATTAAAGTACTTGATCAAAATTTAGACGAGTTCTATCGAAACATGGATGATTGCGCAACTTGGATTGACAATCCGTATTTAGATGTAGAAAAGGCAAGTAGAACATTGCTCTACTTCTATGAAAAGCATCTTCATAAGAGTGACGTGCTATTGTTTAAAGCGAGAATAACCGACATATTCAGTGATCCATATAATGTCATCGAGATTAAATGTGCTGACGTTCCTCAAGTTCATAACTTGTATATAAATGAAGAGGAACTTCAAGAATTGATATGCGAAAATTACAAAAAGAAAAAATTACATATTGATTCAAAAACGAAAGACATTATTTATAGAGATGTGAATGCAATCAGCATAGTTTACAGGTTACGAAATCGGGCATATATCAGAAACATAAAACAAGCTAAGCACATTTTCATTACTGGAAATGAGACATTAGCATATTCTGCGTATCAGTACCATTCAAAATTCGAGAATGAACTAGGAAGAATACCAGCTTGCATTACTTGTCAGTTTATGAGCAACCTGTTATGGTTAGAAAAGCCTGGTAAAAGTGAAAAGCAAACTATTAAATTACAAGTAGTTGCGAACATAATGCAGCTTACAGAAATGAGCCAAACGATATTTAGAAAATTCGTACATGAGCTTAAAATACTCCTTGAGCAGGATAAGATAACTGCTGAAACACTTGCTAACTTCAAGCATAATATGGTCATACACCAGTTACTTAAGGATAAGACATTCAATGATTCTACAATGTTTACTGGTCAAACTACTCAAGAGATAATACAGGATTATAAAGATGAAGTAATAGCTCCGTATCAAGAACTAATTGAACAAGGTTTAAGAGATAGGGACAAGTTAGCAGAGGAGTTAGAAAGGGAAAAAGAAGAGAAAGATAAGGCCAATGGAAAAGAAAAGAAAGCCCAAGGAACACTAGATGCTATGGAAAGCGCACTTGTAATATCTTCAATAAAGAAAGCAAGAAAATTTTCCAATGCTATATACTGGGTATTCGTGGGATTAATCTTTGGTTTTGCTATAATTTCCATTCATGAAAATCTAAAGAGTTGGTCTTGGATTTCAGGACTTCTGACGATACTTACATTAGTAAATAATTGGACATTAAAGGCGGGCAAATTGCAGATATGGAGATTTTTATCAAACCACTTTATCAAAACAAGATGTTGCGAGCAGAATATTGATTATAGTGATTTATATAAAAAATACCATTGTTTAATAGATGCTATTAAGTGATGATTTCCGTCGTCGTTCTGCACTTCCAATGAAATGGCGGGAACGGTGTATGCGCACCTGAGACACCTACCGGATTCATCTCTGAGTCATACTCGATCTGATCGTCTTTAATCCAGGGTGCGAGGGCTTTGATGTATTCCCTGGCATCATCCAGGCTGTTGGACTGGGTATCCAGTGCCATGAGATTATCCATCACTTCGATTGCATCGTTCAGGGGATAGATCTTATCTTGGGCAGCCAGAGCCCGACATATATCACTCGTACGGTCATCCATGATCACCACGAGCTTGTAGTACTTGGCTTGGGCTTTTTTGCAGCCCTGAAGCCTTCCGAACTCTCTGATTCTGAGTGCAGTATGCTCTGCCAATCCCTGCCAGTAATGGGATGAACGGTTGGCGAGGTCATTGAACTGGTCTTTGAGGGTATCAGCAAGCATCTCTTTAGTATAGCCCTGCTCGATAGCTTTAGATAGGGTATCTGCAAAGTTCTGCCGGACATCTGCTTCAAAGTGATTCCCGATCCAGAACAGCTGCTGCTTCTGGATGGTGGATGATAAGTGTTGATCTTCTATGCCCCAGAGTCCGATACTGGTCTTGGTAGGGGCTTGCACTTGGGTGTCTCTGAGTCCAAGCCGCACACAGCGGTCTATTATCGCCTTGGTGGGCTCATTGACCAGGGCAGCAAAGTCATCTCCCAATTGAGTATTAATGATGCCCATAAGCTTATCTATGGAGCTCTGGTTGAGTTTCTCTGCTCTTGGCATGTCACTCAGCATCTGGATCGCAAGTCGTGTGGCATCTCTGATCTCGGTTTTCCATGCATTATTGAGGACACGATAGTATTCTAACATAAGCTGATCATAATAGTTCATCAGAAGGAGAATCTCCGGACCCGGACTCTATTCCTGCCGATATCGTATTCAGAGAAGCGTTCTAAGCAGCCCGCCAGAGCATCACAGCCATCGATATAGCCATCAGGATAGGTAAGGAACTGACTGATTAGTGTTGGAGTATCCTGTCCATCCGGAAAGAGCACCTTGGCTGTCTCGATGATGGTCTCGGTTCTCTCTATGCGCAGGTTCTTGTTATCCTTGTTATCAATGCGCTTGATTCTGTGACTGATGGGTGGCAGATGGTTATCTTGTGCCCACCTATCGAAGTCAGCCAGGATGCGAGCTTGCCCGTAAGTGGTCTCGCAAGCTGCTCTTGCTTTCACTCGATAGATTCGATCCAATTCATGATAGGCATCATAGTAGTATCGGAAGAACTTGGTGTTCTCAGTCTGTCTTATCCAGACATGGATTACGTAGAACCTGTTACCATCATAGCCAATGGAGATGATGGCTTTGAAACAGCCCTTCTCTCCCCAGGCAGGATCGGCATAGAGCCAGACCCGTTTCATCTGGGATGGCTCAGGTAGAGATCTATACTTGGTGAACCAATGATTCTTGAAGATGTTACCTTCGATTACCGGCTGTCCGAGCATCTCTCTTTGATATCCGGTTAGACCGAACTTGGCTCTGAGATTTGGCAGAGTGGCAGTGGGGTATTGATCCTCCCATATTGACTTGCCCTGCTTATCTTCGAGAGAGAAACGCAAAATCGCCTTTTGGTGCGTTTTCAGAACTGACTGGTATCCCAAGTCCAAATCAGGATTATCTGCTCTCATTTCGCTTAATATGAGCTCATGAAACTGGCAGATGGAGTAATTGGGATGTACCAGGTTACCGAGCCAGACGATCTTGCCATTTCCCTCCGGTGAGAGAGCTCCGGCAAGCTCCTGGGTGATCTTCTCCATGCGTCTTTTACCAATGGACTGGTTACCCATGTTCTCTTCTTTATCGATATCGTCACAAACTATCAGTCCGGGACGCTTGGCGGTCTTGGGATTGATAGTTCCTCTATGGCTCTGTTTGATAGAACGTGCTCTGATTCTCGCTTTATTCTTGAGATAAAAGTCGAGATCAAAGGCATCCATAGGTTGCAGCTCCGGATAGTCGATGGTGAGCCGTTTATTGTTCTGCAGCTCGTGCAAGGTGAATGCTGTCCTCTCCTGTGCCAGATCTACGTCTGCGGCGGTATGGATCACGTAGCGTTCACCTTTGATGATCCTCCAAATAGGATAGACCACTCCCATGAGAACCGTTTTGCCCAGCCCCCGAAAACCGGTGATGGCGATGATGCCTGAGCCCTTATCGGTCTCATCGAACATAGTCTCATGCGCTGGGCAAAAAGGTAGGGGAAAGATATGCGGGAAATAGGTATGGCAGAAGAACGAGAAAGCATCCCATCCTTCACCAGTGGTGCGCCTTATTCTCTCTGCTTTAGCTTCAGGATTATCGTCTATAAAAGGCAAGACGGAGATCGTCTTGGATGCGATCTCCGCCAGTGCCTTGTTATGCCGCTGAATGAACTTCTTGGACATAACTCAGGGTCCGGAAGGATCAGCGGAGCCGGAGGCGGCGGCACCGCTTGATCTGTTGGTTTGGAGGGTAGGTAGGTTGTGTATGGAAGCAACCATGTCCGTGGCTGTAAATCTATCCATTTCTTGTTCTTAAATACTCGGCCAAGTCAATCACGATGCTCTGGAACTGCTTGAGCAGTGTCTCATGCCCCTTCTCGATCATGAAGTCAGTCACCTGATCCAGGAAGCGAACTATGTAGTCGTTCAACTCCTTGGAAGGCTCGGAGTCCTTCTGGTTCTGTTTGATCAGGCTTACGAGACTCTGCAGGGCGGTATCGGCAGGATTCTTGGCATATTCACGCAGTGCCTGGATGAGTGCCTTCTTGCGGGCTATGCTGATCTCATGGTCGAGCTTACGCTCTTCCTTGAACATCTCGTCCCACTTACCGGACTTGATCCACTTGCGGACGGTGATATCGGATACTCCGAAGATCACCGCCAGCTCAGTGGGATCGGTCTTGCCGTTCAGATAGGCTTCTTTGCAGTTATCCCGCTTGATGCGGAACTCCAATGCATTACTCATATTCAGGGCGTACCTTGTGTTTTGTCAGGTAGTCGTTCAAATCTTTTCCGGCACAGCGCAGCTGTCCGTTATCTTTGGTTCTAAAAGCAGGCAGAGGATCGAGTATATCCCTGATCCAGCGATATACCGTGTTACGGCTGACCCGGAGCGTGGAAGCTACTTCATCGGGCCGATAATTTCGATCATTATTGAATATGCTCATTGTCTCCTCTGCCGCATTCATATTTATTGATGCCATTATTTCTACTCCCTTGCTGTTATCAAATCAGGATGTATAAGGATGATACAGTATCAAAGAGCACTGAAGTTCAGCACGATGCGGTTGTAGTTACCGGCCTCGTCTCTCACTGCGAAAGAGATGTACTGCTTGGTGGATGTGACCAGGATGGCCTTATCGATCAGCTCCATAGCTTCCTTCCAAACCGGGTCCTTGATCTTATAGCGGCGCAGAGCGAAGATGCGATATCGTGCCAATTGCCCACGCTTATCGACCTGGAAGGCTTCGTTGATGATGGCCTTGAGATTGTCACTGGAGTCCGCAGACCAGGCTTTGATGCACTCGTCTATCTTCTGCTTGGCGAGTTGCAGCTCAATCCCGAACTGAATTTTCTCCCGGAAGCGCATCTCAATCCGGTATTTCTCATCGAAGCTGATGAGCAGGGCATTACCCTTCCATTCGAGACCATTCCTGCGAGCAGCGTCGTTCAGATAGTTCTCGATAATCTGGATCATTTTTTGTTTGTCGGAGATGATACGTTCTTGCAGTTTCATGGCGCAGTCCATCGCTTTCTTGACTGCGGTATCCTTTTCCAATATTTCGGTGTGTAGCACCTTCACAGGGATTTCCCTACCTTGAGCATCGGTTAAGGTGCGTTCTTTGACTGGCTTGCTCGCTTTACTCATTTGAATCCTCCTTAGGATCACTTTGTTTATTTGGTAATTGATTGATCTCTTGTTTCTTGATGTAGGACTGGAACATGGCGATGACCGCCCTGCGTTCTTTCTTGGTGAGCAGGTTCCAGTGGCTTTTGGAATAGTGACTGATCGTGAATGCCCGCAGCTGGGACTCGGTCCAGCCGGCTTGCTTCATCAGGGCGTGCATATACTTGCCCTGACGGTCGAAAGTAAAGATTTGGGGTCTGCCATGCTTACGGTACTTGAGCAGAAGTGCTTTCAATTCAGTTAAGCGATCCTCCGGCAAAGCCCGGAGTGATTCGCCATAGCCCAAGCCCTTGATGATGAACTTGAAGTCATTTAGGGTCCAGTGAAACTTCTTGACCCGCAGGCCATGTATCTCTTGACGTAGTTTTCGTTCTCGTTGTTCCTGAGTCATAGAATGCCCCCGATTGGCTTGTCTTACAGTGCTTGCTGTAAGTGTTGATTCATGCGCTTCTTAGTTTGGTAAGGCGCTTTTTGCTTGGGTGGCATCCCAGCCTTGCTGCGCAGTTCGCCCAGGATACCCTTGATCACAATCGATCCCACCATGGGGATTTTCTGAGGGTCTAATACACAGTATCCGCTTTTATCGATGCCAATCACCTTAACCGAGGCCATCGCCTCCAGATAGAGATAGATCCACTGCCTGCTGCGTCCATAGATCGCAGCAAGTTGACGGATGCTGCGGATCTTCTGGCTGGCGATGACCTTAAGCAGTTTATCGCACTCCATCTTACTGAAGTCCAGCTTCTGCGAGTGGGTGTTGACCAGCTTGAAGTCGTAGCGATGGGCATAGACATAGATCTCTTCATTCTTGCAGATACGCTTGATGTTGCCTTCAGCAAGCATCGTGCGCATCACCTCGTTGACGATCTCCAGGGGAGCGTCCGTCATCTCGCAAACCAGTTTCTGGTTGAAGGGACGTTTAAACTGAAGCATGAAGCGGCGTACCAGATCTTGCTGTGTCATAAGGACTCCCTCAGCACCAGCTCCGATAAGGGGGTCTCTTTGTCAGTGCGGGTTTCCAGGATATGCATGACCTTCATGGCCTGCCGCAGGTTGCCCTTACTGTAGTTCCAGACTAAGTCCGTGGTGGTCTTATCGACCGGATCGGTCATCACTTTCTTGGTGACTTTCATAATATCCTCCTTAGTATTATCTTGGAATTCGTAGAAGTAGTTGCAGCGGTCAAAGTAGTGGGCATCGATGCGGGATAGCTTATCCTTGGCTTCCTGCATCCCGATCAGCAGGATCACAGCCAGGGTCTCGTCGGCCAGGTCCCGGATCGAACCAAGTAGTTGGTAATAGCGGAAGGCATAGTCGATCTCATCGATGATGATCACCGCGTCCTGCTGTTCACATAGGACTTGGATACACTGTTTGAACAGCGTGTTGGTCGACCCATGCGGGATATAATCGCCATAGCCGTAGTTACGGTACAGGTTGGTCAGCAGATCTTTGGCGAAGGTCTTGGGAGTGGAAGTGGCTTCCAGGCGCAGGTAAGTATAACCATTGCGGAAGGCCGTTCTGGTGGCGAAGGTGGTTTTACCGAGTCCCGGTTTGCCATACAGCATGCCCAATCCGACGATCTCCTGCTTGGGTCGGGTGAGCAGGAAGTCGATGCACTGCTGGGCTCTGATCACATTGACGGTTTGAATGAGTTTGCCTTGTTCCATGATTATTTCCTCTCTACTCCGATCCGGTTCAACATCTCTTTCAGGCTGATATCCGACTGGGGATGCTTAGCCTGGTTATCACTATCTGCTTTGGTCTGCTCTTGGATGATCTCAGCTTCCAACTTCGCCATCTCTTCCAGCGGCTCCGGAACTTCCTGTGCCACTGGATTCTGCTCGTGGATGACTATCTGTTCCAGCCTGGCGATCTCCTGTTCAGGACCCGGCAGGGGAGCTTCCAGCATGGGTGGTTGGATGAAAGTGGGATTCGCAGTGGACATCAGCAGCGGCCTGACCAGGCTCTCAACCACGTCAGAGCTCTTGCGGACGGTGAGTTTGGTGCGCCTTTCGATCTGCTTGTGGTAGCGTTTGATCTCTCTGGTTTCCTTGTTCAACTCGGTCTGGGAGATGGGATTGCTCTTATCGAGATGCACGAAGGGGTTTTGCGACCTGCGCACCTCGGCTTGGCAGATAAAGTTGTCTTGCAGGTCATAGACTACGATCCAGCGCAGATCTGCCATATCGTAGCGGATAATGACTTCCTTGCCGATGTGTTCCATCAGCTTCGTATCCCAGTACATCAGCTTGTTGAGGACGATACCGTTATTCCGTAGGGTCTTGCGTTTCTCAGTCAGCATCAGGAAGTTGAGCCGCTTGGCTTCGATTCTGCGCTCCGCTGGAGGCTTGACTGCGCTATACACTGACCAGGGAGTCTTGCCTCCCAGTCCGCTGTGAGGTGTCTCGCCATACATCTTGCGGATATAGAACCCGATCATCTGCATAGCCTCTTCCAGAGTGGGAGGACTCGCTTCATACAACTTCTTTGCCCACTTCTCGTTGCGCATCAGCGTGGCAGGTTTATCGGCTATATTGGCTCCCCGGAAGCTGCTGATGAAGCGCTCGAACTGCTCTTGGAAGGTCTTGAAGAACCGTTCGATGATCTTGGCTTTGGCATTGTAGCTTTCGGCGAAGGCCACTTCGATGCCGAGCCTGGGGAAGATCCCGGCCAGGTCACTGGTGAGATCGTGATCCTGCCATTTCTCATTGAACAGCTTAGATCGGAAGGCCTTGCCGTTATCAAGATAGACGTACTTGGGAACTCCACCCCAGTTGAGAATAGCGTTTCTGAAGGCGATCTGGATATGCTGGCTGTCCTCGGTGAAGGCGAGCGTGGCTCCTACCGGATAGCGGCTTGCCCAGTCGAAGACCATGATCATGGTCATGCGTTGCACTTTCCCGGTCTTGGGATTGATGATATCAAAGGCGAGGGTATGTCCATCGGCTACCCAGACCTGACCCACTTCCAGTAGCTCGTTATCCCTTTTGATGGTCTTGACTATCTCTTCCGCCACTGCCTTGCTGCCTTGTCTGGCCTGAGTCCAGACGGCCGGATTGTTGCGCATATAGTCCTCGCACCAGCGTCTGAGGGTCGGGATCGAACTGGGTGATTCCAATGATCCCAGTCTGGCATAGCTCTTGAGAGTCACGATGGCGGAACCGATCTTGATCTTCTGGGGTGAGAGCAGCAACTTCATCAGGAAGTGCTGTTCCAGATAGGTAACCTTGCGTCCTCGGGTCTGGTTCTTGCTCTTGTGGATCAAGGCGAACATATCCCGGTTACTTTCGGTGTACTTCTCCACCCATAGCCTTAATGTGCGTTCCTGGCGTTCTCCTTTGATCGCTTTCAACTCGGGCACCAGGAGCCCTGCATTGTATTCCTTGGCAATCTGCTTCCACTCTTCCAACTTGGCTTCGGTCTCTGCCAGGCGATTCAGCACCGTCTCGCAGAACTGGGAGTGGAGTTGAGCCTCGCCCATGCAACTGAGCAGTTCCTTGCTCTCCGGTTCAAGATTCAGAATCTCGCCTTGCTCAGGTGCTTTCTCAGCTTCGGTCTTCTTTATCTCCTCTTCCTTATATATAGAAGAGGCGATCTCAGTTGCTGTTGACGCTTCCTGTATGTTTTCGACTGGAGCAGATGTGATTCTGCCGACCTTCTTCGCTTTTATTTCCGTTTGGATAGTTTTATCTGATCCAGCGGCATACTTCGTAAACTTGACCGGGACTCCGGACTTGATCAGTTCCGCTATCCTCCGGCAGTCTGCATCATACTCTGCTCTGTCATACTGGCCGATGATCTCTTCCAGTGTTTCCATTACTCCTCCTTGTATCCTATTTTGATATAGGCTGTGATGAACCGGCAGTCCCGTTTATCGGAGCCCATGTTCATCAGCTCCCGATCCAGGCATATTCCCTGCTGGTTCTTGCTCTTGCAGTCGGCGATCTCCAGATCGAGAAGCTCACCTGACGCCAGGACAAAGGTCTTGGTGGTATGGCTCTTCCCACTGGGCACCAATCTGTTTACCGCAGGCAGGTTTCCTTCTTTTACCATTCTGCGGACTGTCTTAATCGACTTGCCTGTCAGTTCGGCCACCCTAGCAAGGGGCAGCCAGATCATCGTAAAATCTCTCTCCATTTCATATCCTTCCCATGATATCCGATTACCTGTAATTGGACTTGGACAAATTGTAGGTGCCGGACTTGGACTTGGACATGGACATTCGCCTGGACTTGGACATGGACTTGGACATGGACTTGGACATTTTCCGTAGCACTTGGACACAATTTCGCCCAAAGAATGGATATTGTGCCCGGATACTATACGCAGTGAGAGCTTGAAGCTGTTTTGTCCAAGTCCAAATGGATAGGGTTGGACTTGGACATTCTGCACTTGGCAGGCTTCGCAGCTCGATTTTTTGCTCTGTTTCGCTGTCATTTTCACCTCTCTGGCTAGTTTTAACGGGGTGCTAACTACCTTGCATCCAATATCTTGGGAAGTCCTTTCTGCAGTCCGGCGGATTTTTCCGGCACTTTTCTGAAGGGTGCCAAACTCGCTGGCACGAATGCCATTGAGATAGATACCCTCCGAAAATAATCATTGACACAACTATACGGCTATATATTGATGTTCTGAGTTCATTATAAATCCGTATGGAAATATGTCAATGGCAAATTGAATAATGGAGGTATTATGGCAGCCCCTGAGGTTGGACAACGATTGGCTATGCTGATGAAGAGTATGAAGTTAAAAAACTATCAGTTCGCCAAAAAATATGGTATCTCGGCCGCCTCATTATCGAGGTATAAAGCCGGAGAACGCTACCCAGATCCCGAACTTTTGCTCAAGTTATCCGAGTCCGAAGTGAATGTAAATTGGCTTCTGACTGGCAAGGGTACGACCCGGATCGTGCAGGATTTTGATGGTTGGATGAAGGAAAGACTGGAGGAGAAACTCAAGGTCGTCGACAGCAAGACCGGGCTAATCCAATCCCCTACAATCGATTACACTCGCACCGTGAACCTCACGATTATCGGCGATATTTCCGCCGGACCCAGAGAGCACATCATAGACTGCCGGGATTTAGGCGAGAATATTGAGCTCCCCCGTTCCTTGCTCCCCGGGCAGACTGATAAGTATATGGCATTTAGAGTAAATGGACACAGTATGGAACCCAATATCCTGCATGAGGACATCGTGGTCATCAAACAGGAGCTGGATTGGGAAATTGCCAATGAAAAGGTCTGTGCGATCAGAGCCGACGATGGAGTCACACTCAAGAAAGTGGAACTCGATCCCACCAATAAACGTATTATTTTACAGCCATTTAATTTAGACTACAAAGTCCAGATTATAGACTCAGATCAGGGTCTCGAAGCATTTCTGATTGGAATTTTGTCACTTCAGTTGCGGCTTTTTTAAATCGGCATTTTGGGCTGGAGCTGGCGGATGTCCAAGTCCAGCCCAAAATCAGCCCTATTTGCAATTATCACTGATACAAAAACGTCCAAATACGTCCAAAACAGCCGATGTCCAAGTCCAAACCTAGTCCAAGCTATCTCTCCACCTCATAAAGCTTTATCACCACTTGTCCAAGTGATACTGGCTTGCAACTTTGGGTGATACTTTATATCTATTTTTTAGATTGTATGGCCTCGCCCCAACGCAGATTTCCGCTCTGCCAGCACAGACGGCATCCGGTTCTTTTACTGCTTCCCGGAACAAGTCCGCGATGGCGAAAGTGGAGAAATCCCGGGGG